CATAGACAGTGACGGTGCCCTTGATCTCATCCACCCGCATCCGACCCAAGGTCGGATTGCCAGCCATCGGCGCTTGCGCGATGACGGCGGCTTGGACAGTGAAAGGAACGCCTGATGCAAGAGTGACAGCAGTCCCACCAATTGACCAGGTACCGGGTCCTGTGGTAAAGTTATTACCAGTAAGGACGCCAGTACTGGCAACAGCGGAGCTACCCACGATCCAATTCGTGACATTGGGGCGCATGCGGGCATAGGGGACTTGAACCCCTCCGCCATTGCGCCTGCCACGATTCTTACGCTTTGCCATAGACACAACTCCCGTAACGAGCTGAAATACCAGCTCTGGACAAGGAAATAAACGCAACAGGAAACTCTCCTGGTGCAACGTTCTCGCTTCCAATTACCAGTCGGAAGGAGACACACCACATAGCACACTCAGGGCCTTCACGACCTTCGAGTTGCGAAGTCCGGTCAAGGAGAGCGAACCCTCCTCTTCGCCTGACACAAGCGAACAAGCGAGACTAACCCTCTCATCACCACGCCAGATCGCCTCCAGCGCTGAGAGAAGGCACTCATCTTTGTCCACAAACCACAGCAACAGACCCTCGACCCCAGGATGGATCATGCAAGGCTCCAGCTGCTGCAGCCAACGAAAAGTGTTCATCCAACCCTGCCATCCCTTCGGAACACGCCTCTCATGACCGGTCATACCGATCAGAGCACGGTTGACGGGACGAAGACCTCGATACAAACCATCGACCCTAAAGTCTTTTCTGTGCTCCATTTTCAAGTAGCGCACAGCGACCTTCGAGACGAGGTTCTTGTCGGGGTCCATCTTGATGAGCATACCCAACTCGTCCAGCATCACCCTAGAGACCGCCGAAATGTCAGGCACCCCACGAAAGGATACCACTGCGTCATCCCCGTTGACGAGGATCCGCAGCACAGACCCACCACACCTTTTGGCGGCGTAGTGGAACACCCAGCAGTTAGCGACACTGTCGATCCAGTTCGTGAGTCCCGAACCAGATGGAACCCCTCCTGTCCTCTCGTCACCGTGGCGATAGGTGATCTCGCCATTGCGACCAGGGAGGTAGATTCCCGACCTCAGAAACGCTTCACGACAGAAGTCGATCTGAGGCCTAGCTTCCCTCTCAAACCAGGATGCCGTGACGTCAAACGCTCTCACAATGACATCAGGGGGCACAGATGCGTCGAAATTGGTGAAGTCAGCTGACAACACCTCTCCTGGCGCGCCATCGAGCAGAGCCGTCACCGCTTTATCCACCACATTCTGTCCTTTCCAGGCACAGAACGTGATGTTATCGCGGAGGGCATCAAAACCGGGTTTCTGAATCCCTTTTTCGATGCCAGACAAGACCCCGCAGTACATCGACAGAGCTCGGTCCTTCGCCCAGAGTCCATAACCGGCTGCCTGACTCCTCGTCGTAGCGATCGAGGGGTAGTCCGACGCATCAGCCAGCGGGTAACCAGCCTCACGGAGCCGCTCAGACTCCATGTAGTAGTAGTGCAGGTTATCCTCAAAGGACGAAGTACACCGGGGGTAGCCAAAGTTGGTACCCTTCTTACGCAAGCAGACAGCGTCCTCCAGAGGAAGGATGCGAAGTCTCGCCTGCGAGCAGGGCCACATCTTCGCGACCTCCTGGCTAGCGTAAAGCGCGGCTGATGCGTTGACACGCACCTTCCGAGGGGCGTAGAAACGCTCGAACTTCATCTCAAGGGAGTCCCCCCCCTCAGGCCTTGCGACCCAATAGGGCAGACGCCGAGAACATGAGCCAAGCTTCTTACGGTGTTCCCTTTCCGCTTCTTGCAACCACGAGGGAGCTTGATCAAGCCCACAGACACTCCACAATTCGTCGGCAAGAAGACCACGGACAAGATCCGGGTCCTCCGCCGAGTTACCCACAAACGGGGTAACGTGGTCATGGGTTTCCCCACGAGCCATGTTGGACAAGAATCGGGAGATAACCTCCCAGTCCTGGTCCGTGCATCCGAACGGGTCATTATTCATGACCTACCTCCATTAACCTAAAATTCCCCCAGAAGGACAACCCTTCCGCGAATGGATT